GTAATTGTATCAGAGTCCACTGACACTGTTGCAAGTGTATCACAATCTTCGCAGATAAATACGCCTTTTATTTCGTCCATAAGATTACCCATTTAATTAACCTCCACATAAACTGTTGCATAAAAGTCAGGCTTAGGAAATCCCTCGCCGTTCCAATACGGGCGAACCTGTACGAGATAGGCGAATTCATTATCACCTGTCGCTACATTGTCACGCCGTTCGGCTGTCTGAATAATTCCCTCTTTGCCTTTACGAGCAAACGAGCGGGAGCGGTAGTATTTGCCCTCTAGGGCTTCTGATAATAACATTGTTTATTTTACCTTTCTTTAGATACACTTGATACAGTTACACTTAGGGGCATTTCCACCTAAGAAGATTTTTAGAGCAATTACTCGCTGACGAGTATTTAATCCATAAGTGGAAACTAATCCACCATTATTAAAATCGTGAACCATACGATTTTCTAATTGAGCAGAGATACCCAATACTTTACCAAGATTTACTTTTTCTAGTGTAGTCATTTTAGACCACCTTTCTTTTTTAACTGTTTAACTATCGCTAGTCTAACATACTTTTTTGACTTTTTCAACTCGACACGCCGTAGTGTGTCAAACTTTTTTTTATTTATTTAATTGTTAATACTGGAAGTATAACACAAAAAATCGCTACTGTCTAGTAACTTAACTAATAATCTCATTATTTGGAGCGTGTAAAAGTGAACGTAAGGTTAACAATAATCCACAGCTTGTGGATAAACCTGTGGATAACTTTGCGCCACATTTCGGATCAGTTGTCAAGTTTATTTTTATGTTTTTGTTTGCGTGTGTACTTTTTTTTATTAGCGATAGGCGTAGCAGCATTGCTACGCCTAAGCTCTTGTATGCGTTTTACTTTTTCAATTAGTTTAGATTCTTGAAACATTCTTCCCAAAATCTATCTGAGTCGAATCGCTCGTTATCTGCTGCAAACATTTCGATAAAATCATTAACTAAATCTTCTAGCACTTCGAGTTTCATCTCTGAGCCATAAGAATTTAGAATTTCAGCGGTTGCAACGTAGTCTTTTCTTGTCATCATTTTATTTTCTATCCTTTTCGTTAGTGTATTGGGCGGGTAAATAGGAGTAAACCCGCCCAAAATTTATTATAGCATTACTTAGTTGTTTTTACCATAGCGAAACGCTTTTGACCATTTGCAAGAGTTAGACCGATGCGGGTTACAGTTTTGCTAATTGGTGCGAAAGAGTTGATGCGACCAGTTACGCCCACTGTTGAGGTTGTGAATAGGTCGCCGATTTGATAAGTGAATCCGTTTAGTGACATTGTTAGTTTTCCTTTTCTTTTTTTCTTTGTTGGGTTGTGTTGAGCCTTTTTACAACTTGCTCAGGTTGTCTAGGCGTAGCCTAAACTTACTTGATTGTGACAGTTGTCCAGCGGTCTTTGCCGTCTACTGACAACTTAACTCGGCTCTGATTTGGCTTAACGTTTACAATTTCCTTAATTGTACCAGTTACCTTTGAGCGTTGTGTAGTGAATAGGTCGCCTACTTGATAAGTGCGGTTCTCGATTGTCATTTATTATTATCCTTTTCTTTTTTTTGTTTGTTGTTATGGTTATCCTATCACAGTGATAGGCAACCTGTCAAGGCTTGTAGTCTGAGCGACAGCCAGAATACGAGCACTTAATTCTCTGGGTGCGGTGGTAGGTGAGGTGATACTGACCTACACTAGAGAGGCGTGATGTGTGAAGTGTGGACAGGTGTGCCACGTGATAGCCACGAGCCTGAGCGGTGGCGGGGATTAGAGAGAGAGCGATTACTGCCACTGCTAGTTTCTTTTTCATTACTTCCAAGCCTCATCATTCATTAGTTCTTTTACGATTGTGTACATTAGTATAGCAAGGGGTACTGACATTATCAAGAGGACAGCACGGGTTAAGTATGTGAGAATAGTCACTTATTTAACTCCCATCACTAGCGATAGATAACGCTTAGCAATTAGCACACCCTTTGGGTGTGGTGTGTGTCTTGCGACACTAGGGTATTTCTGAGAAATACGGATAGCGATATGAATAGGTAGAGTGTTATGACTACGAAAGCCATAACCTCCAGCCTCTAGACCGAAGTCCTTAGCAATATCACGACGGATTTCATTGTAGTATTCATTTAGTGTAGACATATTGTCCACCTTTCTTTTTTTCTATAGTGCTACTCTAGCATATAGCCTAGACTTTTGCAAGTCTATTTGGTGTGGTGTTGCTCACATTATTTGCTAGAACATTTGTTCGAGGCTCAGTGAGAGTTTCTATATTTAATTTGTTATAGTGTAACTATAGCATGGGGGTCTGACATTTTCAACTTAGAAATGCACACAAATCGGACATTTTCAAAAGATTTTTTGTGATGTACACCACATTTGTGTGGGACATCCCCGACAATTCGGACATTTCGGGCGGACTATATTTTTTTGTTATTTTTTCAGCAAATGTGTATCATACATCAAAAATACCCATTAACATTTTGATCAAACTTGATTTATATGTGACGTAAATCACAATTTAGAACTCTAAGGTAAAAATGATATAATAACTACATAATGATTAAAATATATAAAAATATTGTTACTGAAGAAGAAATAGATATTGCGATGGAAATTCTAAAAAATATTCCTGATAATATCTGGAGACAATCAGATTGTACAGACGATCCTGTAGATCAAGTAAGAGAGTATCTTCCACAATATGTATCTGCAATGCTTGATAGCATATATAAAAGAAAATATATAGAAATTGTTAAAGATTTTGGAGCTAACATAGTAGTTCCTAATTCACATAATTATGCGGTAGATAGAAGAAGGGTCGGGGATTACCTAGGACCACACGCTGATATACCAACTGGAACATATGATAGACATAGAGGATCATCTCCAGAAGATAGCCTTATCACAATTTCAGCAATTTTTTATTTTAATGATGACTTTGAAGGCGGAGAGCTTAGATTTATCGAAGAAGACAGGATTTATAAGCCTGTAAAGGGAGATTTGATGGTATTTCTTCCAACAATCAGACATGAGATACTGGAAATAAAAAAGGGTGAGCGTTACAGCTCTCAATTTTTCTATAGTAAGCCTGGTGCGATAGAAAATCCTTTAAAAAATGTAAATATCAAAACGGGAGAGGAATACAATGGATCAAATAATTAAAACAGACCTGGAGCCAAACACTCCTGAGTGGTATTACAATGAATGGTTGAAGGATTATCAGCAAAATCCTATTAATTTGCAATATTTTGAGAACAAAGTCATCGAAAATGTGCTTTCAGACGAAGATTACGCTGAAGCATATGCCATAATTGACGCTGGAAACGAAGAAAACACCATTTTTAAAGATATTATGGGCCACATGGCATTTAAGAGTAAATTTTCTGACCGTATGGAACAAAAATTAACGAAAATTGCACGGGAAGCAAGTGGTTTTGACAATTTAGTGCTTGCAGAGTACTCAATTGCACGTTATTCTCCAAAGTTCGGATATGTACCTAAGCTATTTCCACATAATGACAGCAAGAAATCTCAATCTATCGTAATGGATGTACAGCTTAAGTCTAATTTTGATTGGCCTTTGGTCGTAGATGATCGTCAATACCTTACAAAAGACAATACTGCACTACTTTTTTCTGGAACTCAACAGACACACTGGAGAGCTAAGCAATGGTTAGAGCCTGATCATCAGGTTGATATGATTTTTTGTCATTTCTTGTTTGATCCAGATATTGAGATTACAGAAGAACAACGTAAGCAGACGGGAATGCGTGGAGCTTTCCTAATGGAATATACAGAACAATGGGTTCCAGCTATTCCTTATGACGCTAACAATCCTTCTGCGTTCTTGGATTACAAATTTAATCCAGATGATATGCCTCAAGAAATTAAGGGCTAATGCTTCATATTATTAAAGACGCTATTCCAAAAGAAGAACGGGAAGAGTGGATTAGGCTTATACGTGATCTAGACTACGATTCCTATGAGTATAAAAAAGAATATTGGCAGGGCGGGGTTATAAGTAATCAATTCATGAATATGCCTCCACATGTATTAGATAGAATACAAGAGATGTCTAATCTACATGTCAAAGAAATAAGTGATGTATATCACACTAAATTACAAGAACAAGGCGAAGGTTGGTTTGTTCGTATCCATAGATATGGTGAGGGAGATTTATTGCCTAATCATTGGGATAACATGCATAATAAGACCTTAAAGCAGATCGCTGTATCAGCTGTATTCTACTGGAATGAGGACTATGATGGTGGGGAGCTAGTATTTCCTAACCTAGGCATACAATATAGCCCTAAAGCAGGAGATCTGGTCTGTTTTCCACCTAATGAGCTATGGTCTCATCAAGTAAATCCTATAATCAAAGGTTGGAGATTTACTACTCCATTCTTCTATAATGAAGATGAAAGAGTTTTGGCTAAAAGGTTAGGTCTTGAGCATTTGCTTAACTCCGAAGGAGTTTTAGATTTGTCATCTATGGATAAAAAGGAAGAAGTTCGTACTGAAATAGGGTTATAGGGCGGGAGTAGGCAGTACCTGATACTGCGGAAATGTATGTTCCATATGACAATTAGCACATAACACTCTACACTTGGCTATTTCAGCTAGTATAGTCTTTATACTATATCTAGCTTTATCTTTACCCTTTATTCCGCTTCCCGTAGTCATCTGGGCTATACCTACAGCTTTTCCCTTATTATCCCGCCACTTCTCATCTGGATTAATATGGTCAAATTGCAATACAGCTGAATTCGAACGATATCCGCATATTTCACAGCCACGTTCTAATTTGATGGAATTGACATATTCCCGAATCTCGGCAGCATTCATCTTTTATCTCCTAAACGTAATCAATATTGATGGTACATCTTTTTTTATGATATACAGGAGATGAGCTAGCATGGTAATTTAACCCGTTGAACATTAATCCTCTTCCCGCTTTCGGCTCAATGCGGTCCAATACAGTTAAATTAGATACTCTTTCTCCTGAAAAACGCTCATTGAATAGCCATGTATATCCATCAGAATCATCTACATAATAAAGAAATACTTTATGAGGCTCTTCTAAGTCTATATGTGGCGAATGGTGATTTGCTGACACGCCTTGCGTGTATAGATTAGCTTTAACACGAAGGATCCTCTCGCAACGCTCATTGTTGTTGATCAAGAATCTGCTGAATATTTCATGAACAATATCATATCCAGGATTATCTTCTATAATGGATCCAGAAAACAAAAGACTTTCTTCTGTTGATTTACTATCAAGCACATGTACACCGTCAGAAATAGGATTTGTGCTTTCGTGAAAATACCAAGGAAATTGTGCAGGTACGCCAAAAAAGAAATCTTGTGCTTTTTTTACAAGTCTTTTATTGACGAAATTATCGTCTACTACGTGCAACGTATGATGCCCTTCTACTTGGAGAGCTTAAGTTTCTTAAGAATACTTTTAATCTTAGACCCACGTACAGCTTTCTTCTTTGCATTAACAGCCTTCAATTCCTGGTAGTGCCAGAGATTTGACTTTTGATGCTTGTGAGCGTTTGCAAAGTGATGTGGACTCATGTATCAATTATATCACCGTCATCCCCAAAGTTAAATGCTGGAGCTGGTGCTAGAACCTCCCCTTGTTCGTGCATCTTAAGCAACTTATTTGCATCTGCACCTAGTTTGTCAGCAATTATCATCAGCATGTCATAATTACGTTGTTCTTGAATAAAAATAGCACCAAGTAATTCTCTTAAGTTGTCAAGAACCTCTTTATATTCTGGTTGTGTATAAGTTTCGTTTAGATTAGCCATGTATGCTCCTGTCTACTTCCTGTTATTTCTAGTGTTATGTGATCCCATTTATTAGCTTCCATTCCCGCCGAATTATTAATAACTAGATCTCCATCTTCGTTGCTCATTGTAAATAACCAAGGCTTCTGATTATCTATATCTACTTTTCCAGCAAGAACTTCGTCTATATGAATAAGTATAGCAAAATTATCTTCATTTTTGTCGTGTGACTCTATATAGGCTCTCATTTTAAATATTTCTGTTCCATTTCCCATAACCAGCTTCCAACTGGAAAATTACCATCAAAATCTTGAGACTTTTTAATGACAGTAAAGTATATATGTGCAGCATGGCTATCTTTTACCAAGTCTTCAACAGTAGACTTTGATTCTGGTTGAACATAAAGCATACAGGCTTGAGGGTCTACTGGGTAAAAAGTTTTTGGTGGATTGACATATTCTTGTAAACCAAAGTTAGCGATAGTTTTTGTCAAAAAATATGCCCCAAAAAGAAGTGGTGGATAGTTTCCAAACGTGATCTTTGTCTTATCGTAATTTTCTGTGTAATCGGAAAGATACTTTATGAACTCAGATCCTGGTGGAGCTTTAAAAACAGCATTATTAGACATCACAACATTTTTATTCATTTGTTCATTGGCAAGAATGTAATCTTTAAAGTCCCAATCAGGTCTTAAGCATACCACATCCATATCAACCCAGCAAGTATCTTCTAAAGAAAGCATCTTGTACCTGAACATATCCGAAAATGTGTTTGGGATTGGTCCAAAAAATTTATTTATTGGTATGATTTCATTTGCATCCCCTTTTTCAATGCCATCGGGTACTTCGATAGATTGATCATACAAATACAGCTTAAAAGTATGTCCATGTTCTAAAAAGGACTTTAATACTATAAGCTCCATTTTATCAAGTGGTTTTCCATACCACATAGAAGAAAATTTAGCCACTTTCTAAACCTAAAACAAATTTATTTGTTGCCCATTCTAAAAATGAGCCTTCTTGTATTTCTTCTTTATTCATTCCCGCAGATTCTAAAACTTGAGATCCCCAAAAATGAAAACATCTTGTGTTTTCGTTTATTCTACCCTGAGTAACGGCATTTAAATTTTTAAATACTCCCAAAAATGCTTCTGCCCAATGAATTGGATAGAATTCCGATTCTTCTCTGGTAAATTCTTGCAAACCAAAATCTACAACGCTGTCTCCCAAAAGTACTGGGCCTGGATCTGTTTTGGCAAAAGTAGTTTTATCATGTTCTTCTATATAATTAATCATAAAATCTAATATAGGTGCTTCTGAAGGAATCCTTAATATAGCATTGTTAATCTCGTTAGGTCCCATACGAGTAGCTTTGCCCCACATATAATCTGTTTCTTTCCAATCATCAGATAAACATACAACATCCATATCTACCCATGTTACTTTTTCTTGTTTCAGCATTTTAAGTCTAAAATAACAGGCAAACATAGCTGGCCAATCTTGGCTAAACATATATGATTCAGGAACTATGTCGTTTGCATCTTTTACAGTAATACCTTTGGGGACTTCAAGGTTTTTATCGTAGACATACAACGTAAAATCATGCCCATAATATAAAAATGATTTTAAGCACACCAATTCAAGCGGTCCTAATTTAGGTCCCCACCACATTGATGCAAATTTAGCCATTAGAATTCCCTAACACAAACTTATTGTAACACCAATCTAAATATGACCCAGGCTCTATCTCGTTAGGTTTTTTATTAGACAATTCCCACATTTTTGATTCCCAAAAATGAAAACACTTTGTATTTTTTTTTATTCTTTTAAAAACTTCATTTTTTAAAGATTCATTATTTGCCATAAATGCTTCTGGCCAAAAAATAGGATAAAATTCTGACGAGTCCTTAGAATAAGAATCTAAATTAAATTTATCTATAGCTTCTTGTAACAAAAATGGACCAAATTCAACTCCATATTGAATATTTTTATCACTTGATTCTATTTTTTCTATCATATAAGTTAATGCTTCACACTTCGGCATTCTAAAAACTGCATTATTTGCGGTTGCAGGCAAAATTGATTTTGCTTTTGCCCAAAGGTAATCTGGTTCTTCCCATTTTTCAGATAAACAAACGAGATCCATATCAATCCAAGTAGTGTTATATTTTTCCATCAATTTCAACCTAAAATAATCAGAAAAAGAAGAAGGAGAATGTTTATTGAATATTAAAGATTCGTCTACTATTTCATTTGCACTTTTAACATTAACACCTTTTGGCACTTTAATACTTTTTTCATAAAGATAAAGGGTAACGTCATGGCCATAGTATAAAAAAGACGTTAGTGTTATTTCTCCTAACACGCCGATTTCTTTACCATACCACATTGAAGAAAAACTTGACATTAATGCCCCTCATTGTTTGCATTTGTTTGAGAAAGCAAAGGATAGTCTTTGTCCATCATTATATTAAACTCTTCAGATCCAATCCAAAAAATATTTGACAAAACTCTCCAAGAAAAATTAATTCCATTCATAAGAGCATTTTCAATAGCCCAAGATAAAACTTCTGAGTCAAGTTTATGCCCTGCTTCAATTAATTTTGTATATTGAATTCCATTTACTTCTCTTGTTGTAAAAATAGCATTAGAGTTGGATGGCTTAAAAGATTCTGGCATATCAGGATTTGTTAACCAGTCACATTTAAAAATATGACAAGGATTTATTGGTCTATCCTCGTAATCTCCACAACCTTTTCCTATTTGTACAAAAATACAAGGTTGTAATTTTCCATCATCTGACTGACCCATAAAATTGCCCTTGATATCAGCCCTTAAATGCCCTTCACAGCACTTTGTACAGCCTTCACATGACCTTCCCTCAACTATAGGTAGAAAATCCATGAGAGCTTACTTTTCAGTGATTCTATAAGCTAAATCTTTTGGTGTTACAAGTGCATGTTGCTTTTTAGAAAGCTTTACATGACCAACCGAATATGCCCAAGCGACTAGCTGTGAACAAATAACTTGATTTTCATTTTCTGCACGTTTTACGGCGGGAAATAGATTAAGTCCAATACATTTAAAACCTAGAGCAATAATAGACCATACTCCGTAAGGTTCTCCAACAAAAGTTTTAGCTCTATTAACAATTATTTCTCTATTTTCAGCTGAAATTGTATCCACGTCTGTATTCCACATAATTGGAAGTCCATCGTATTTTGATAGATCACTAATAGTTACTCCGACGGGTCTTGCTTCTACAATTTTGCCATTTCCAATATAGATACCAGCATGGTTCCATTTAGAGCCAGTTCCAAATCTTATAGTCCATCCAGCCCAACCTCTTGTTCTAACAACAAAGTAATCACCTAAATTAGGCATTATTGATCTCCTTTAAAATATTCTCGTAAAGCTGTAGTCCAACAACTTGTTCATATCCACAAGCGGTACAGTATAAAATTATTTTATCATCTTGTTGTTTATGAACTAGCCAATATAGGATTTCACTAAAAGTATAATCACTTTTGTGGTTAGGACAGGCGAGAGGTTTTACCCTACCCGCCTGTGCCAAATTATAATACTGAGAGAAAACTTGAATTTTCATCAGTATGCTATGTTCGCCTTCTGAAATACAGATTCGACATATTCACGGATAGTAGGGTTTCCTGGAATTGGCTTATTCCAAGTTGCCATATTACCTGCTCTTGATGGGTATAGGTGTGCTGCAACAGCTTTTCTCCAGTCATGGAAAGTTGCATAGGAAGATTTGAGTTCACCAATCATCCTTTCATCTTGTACCCAGCTGGGGGCATCACACGGATTTTTATATCCCATAAAGTTATTCCATGAAACGGACATGTATTGGTAAGCACCACATGCACTACTGGAATAAGACTGACGTAGATAAGCACCAACGCCACCAGTTTCCTGGGACTTGATTGCATTTGCCAATCTTGAAATTATTACTCGCTTGTCTACTCTTGAATTTAAATTTAGCTTTATGCTATAAGCGGGCATTAAAAAAGTGCTTCTAGAAGTAAGATCATTAATTAAATAAACTGTCTTACTCTTTATTATATTATTATTTATATTATAATCTATATTAATTATATCTTTTATATTAACTAAATTAATATATTTATTAATATATAATATATTTTTATTATACACTATTAATTCTTTTGCTTGCAACGCATGTGACGGTGAAACACCAAAAAGCATTGTGATAATGCTCACAAGACACATTGTTAAAGCGATTCTTATCCTTGCTATGTTCTCATTGTTCATTTTGAACCTCCTGGGGTAAAGAGTAGTAAAAACAATCGTATCATGATATACTAGGAAAAACAAGTCGGGAGCATAAATAAGCGTGAGAATTTCTTTTACTGGTGATGCAATGCGTCACATGGATAAGAATACTGGATACGGACAAGCTTCAATCCAAATTTATAAAACGTTTAAAAAATTAAACATAGATTGTGGATTTGAAATTGATAATCCAGATATCGAACTGTCTTTCTCTAGCCCTCAAGCACATTATTTTTTAAATAAAAATTCATATAAAATTGCTTACACTGCTTGGGAATCAACTGACTTGACAGATAAAGCAAAATCTGTTATGAATAAAGCAGATGAAATTTGGGGAACTTCTCCTTGGGTTAGAAATATTTTTGAACATATTTTTCCTAACAAACCAGTTTACTATTATAAGCATGGTATTGATGAAAGATTTATTCCAAAGAAAAGAACATCAGCTCATACACCGTTTACATTTTTACATATAGGAGAACCATCTTCTAGAAAAGATGCTCAAATATTATGCGAGGCTTTTATAGAGTTGTTTGGCGATGATCCTAATTATAGACTAGTTATGAAAGCTTCTGGATTAAATACTGTTAAAGTTAAAGATCGCTATGGTTATGATTCATCCCCGTCCGTTCTTTATAAAAATATTCTTGAGATAAATAATTTCTTAACTGATGAACAGTTAGTTGGTCTTTATGGACTTTGCGATGTTTTTGTTTACCCTAGCTGGGGTGAGGGATTTGGTTTTCAACCTCTAGAAGCTTTAGCTATGGGTATGCCAGTTATAACTACTGCAGAGTGGGCTGATTATAGACACTACATTCCTTTAGAGATTAAATCAGAGCTTTCAACTAACAAATGGCAAGATGTACACCCTGGATTTATGTATAAGCCTGATAAAGATAGCTTAAAGAAACAGATGCTAACCGCAGTTAACGATTATGAAGAGATTGCAAACGATGTCTTTAGAAACGCTTTTTCAATTCATGAAGAATATGATTGGCTAGAAGTTACAAAGCCAGCAGTTCAAAGATTGAAAGAAATTTATAAAGGTGTAAATCGTGCAAAATGATTTTACTAATTTTATCAAAGAAAAAGGTTCTGTAAAATATAAAGCACCAGTATTGCAAAGCAATCTGTACACTAAATGCTATAACATTTTAGGTGGCCAACCAGAATTACTTCATGAAAAATTTTCTTATCCAGATTACAACCTAAATGAATCTGAAAGAAATGAAGATGAGACAACAAAACTTTTCTATGCTAGCATGGATGAAGATTTTATAAATCATTATTACTCTTTTGTAAAAGAAAATGTTTTGCCTCATTTCTATGATGATAAAAAAATTCTTGTACAGGCCAAGCCAGCAATAAGAATACAAGGGCCAAACAGCAAAGCTATCTCTCATACCCACAGAGATTCAGATGGTGGTCATCATCAAATGGAAACAAATATTTTTCTTCCAATTACAGAGGCAAAAAATAGCTCAACAATTTGGGCGGAGTCTAGATCAGGCTCTAATGTATTTGTTCCATTAAATACAAGTATAAATGAGTTCTGGATTTGGGATGGTGCAAACTGTTTGCATAAGAACAAAATAAATGTGACAAATAACACACGTGTAAGTTTTGATTTTAGAATACTTCCTAAAAAATATTACACAAAAGAGTTTGCCAGAAGAAAAACTATAACCCTCAACAAAAGCTTTTCCATAGGCGACTACTGGGAAGAATTTTAATAAAAATCTTGATTTAAAAGCTTTTCTTATGATACACTTAAGCTCTATCTAATTTTAACTAGGAGAAAAAATGTCTAATACAATTGAAAACCCATATGAAAATTTCATCGCTCTTTCACGCTATGCAAGATGGCTTGAAAACGAGAACCGCCGTGAAACATGGGGTGAGACTGTAGACAGATACTTTAACTTCATGGTTCATCAACTTGAAACGAAGCATAACTATAAGCCAGACCCAAAGCTTGTTGCAGAATTGCGTGATGCAGTATTCAATAGAAATGTAATGCCTTCAATGCGTTCTGTTATGACTGCAGGTGCAGCACTTGGTCGTGAAAATGTTTCAGGATATAACTGTGCATTCCTTCCAGTAGATAATCCTCGTTCATTTGACGAAGCTATGTATATTCTTATGTGTGGAACAGGTGTTGGATTCTCTGTTGAGTATAAGTACATCAATAAACTTCCCGCCCTTCCAGAAACCCTTGAGAAGTCTTCTACAGTAGTTATTGTTGGTGATTCTAAGGAAGGTTGGGCAAAAGCATATCGTGAGCTTCTAGGGCTATTGTGGGCTGGACAGATT